AGCAAAAATAGATTAGCCTTAATAGCTTCTCTAAATCTGCACGGCTTTACACCGGAATATGTTGCTGACGTTTGGATCAAGTATGAAACAGGTCTCCATGCTTATATAGATAATCATGGAAAGCGGTACACACTAGGAATCTACAAAGAAAGCTACGCATTTCTACGTAACTATCTGTTGGAGCTTCCAACTCAACCAATTTCGTTCTGTAAAGTCGATACAAAAGGGATTCCAAAGACCTTGTGGTTACTAAGACCACTCATCAAAAGGAATAAGGAAACCCAGCGTATCGCCCTAATTATCGCTCGTTCTTATGAACAAATCCGGTTAAGTATAGATTATACTGACCTTAACTCCATAACGGACGAGATGCCTGGTTCAACCCAGACATCCGTTCTGATGGTAGAGAAGAAGTTTAATAAATTCTTGACAAGATTTACGGAAAACCGTAAGTGGTACTTAGGTTCGATAGCAGATCCAATCCAGCCTTGGTCAAAAGTGTTAACAACACTATCAAAGGGACCTAACGGCCCTGCGGTAGCATGTTCTCACCTTGATGCAAAAGCTGTTGTGCAAGATGTAACTTTAGCTTCAAACATAAAGAAACTTAACGATGCTTTAGGGCAAAGTTGGGTGACTGAATGGATGGAAGCTCAAGCTGCAGCTTGTACTGGAGAAGGTCCTTACTATACCGGTCGCTTAGGCTTTAGTGCCGAAGCAGCAGGTAAGACAAGAATCTTCGCCATTGGAGATTATTGGAGTCAACTTTCATTAAAGCCTGTACAGGTTTCCCTGTATAGGACACTACAATCAATAAGCACGGACGCCACCGCTGACCAAGACAAGGGATTTCGGTCTCTTGTAAAGGAAAGCTTAGGAAAACCGACTTATTGTTTCGATTTGTCATCAGCTTCAGATAGGATTCCTGCACGTCTGCAGAAACACCGTCTAAAATTAATGTCAAATGTACATGTAGCCGAAAGTTGGTACCAAGTAATGACGAATAGGGACTTCTATATTAAAAGTACAGGCCAAAGCGTGAGATGGAGTGTAGGACAGCCCTTGGGCTTACTATCCTCTTTCCCCAGCTTTGCTCTGTGGCACCATGACATTGTTCAGTTCGCGGCTAACTGGGAGAATTATCATAATGGTTACCCATTAAGATTCTTCAAACAGTACCGCATTCTGGGCGATGACATTGTGATATTTAATAAAGAAGTGGCACGGCGATACCAATGGCTACTTGATAAGATTGGACTAAAAATCAATCCTAGCAAGTCAGTCATAGGTGACTCAGTAAATTCCCAAATAGAGTTTGCCAAAAGGCTAGCTCTACGAGGGAAGGAGGTAAGTTCAATCAAGCATAATATTTTAAGTAAGAATGACATCCTTTCGGTGTTAGACTTAGTCGAAATATTAGGCCAGAGAGAGTTTATTTCCCCAGAGGCAGGCCATCACGGTTTGTCTCGGATCCTGAAGTCGGAGGATCTTCGACGCTTACAATACATGATTTGGTTAAGACTTTCTTCTGCGCCCACTTTGGTGGTAACGTCAGACTTGATCGTCAATCGCGAGGACATATCCCGAAGGATATTGGCCAAACGGACCCAAAACATTGTAGAGAAAGCAATGAAGGTCAAACCTTTAGATATGGAAAAAGAAATCCATAGAATACTAAATGGTTATCGCTCCATCAACGTATCTTGTGATGAGAAGACCTTGGCAGATAGGAGTATTGGATCCTTGGTAGGATCCCACCCTATTGTGCTTGCCCTAACGCAAACATCTCGTGAACTACAGTTTATTATGTTCACAGTGCTTGACGACATGGACACTGCGGACCCAGTTGAATACTTGCCAATAGTATCAAGCAAAAGTTACTATAGTAGTCACAAGGATACTAATAGATACTTGAGCGAGATAATACTAGAGTCTTTCCAAGAGGCTCTGGACGAACAGAAGCATAAGAAAGAGTAAACCTGCAGCCTTATTTAAGGGCTACACTGGGTGATAATAA